AATGTTATATTAAAAAATGGTATTAAATATCCTGGTAATGAGCATGTAGGAGCTTTTGGTTGTGACTCGTACGATATATCAGGAACTGTAGATGGTGGAGGTTCTAAAGGTGCTTTACATGGATTAACTAAATTTAGCATGGAAGACGCACCTAGTAGTAGTTTCTTTTTAGAATATCTATCAAGACCACCTACAGCTGAAATATTCTTTGAAGACGTATTAATGGCTTTAGTTTTTTACGGTATGCCAATACTTGCAGAGAATAATAAACCTCGATTGTTGTATTACTTAAGAAGAAGAGGTTATAGAGGATTTAGTATGAACAGACCTGATAAGGTTTGGAACAAGTTATCTGTAGCTGAAAAAGAAGTTGGTGGTATACCAAACTCTAGTGAAGATATAAAACAAGCGCACGCTGCAGCAATTGAAATGTACATACAAGATCATGTTGGTATTATGCAAGACGGTGGGATTGGTAATGTATATTTTAACGATTTGTTAAACGATTGGAGTAGATTTGACATAACAAAAAGAACAAAGTTTGACGCAACTATAAGTTCTGGCCTAGCAATAATGGCCAACAATAAGCATCTTTACGCACCAAACGCTAAAATAGAAAGAACACCTGTGGATATAAATTTTGCAAAATATGATCAAAGCAGTATGACAAGTAAAATAATTAAAAATTAAAGATGGCTGAATCAGTTATAAATATAAACTTTCCTAGTCAAGTTGTTAGTGATTTAGAGAAAATGAGCTATGATTATGGCTTAAAAGTAGCTAAAGCTATTCAACACGAGTGGTACGGAAAAACATACGGGGCTAATAATAGATATAATCATAACGGTTCTAGAATACATAATCTACGTTTATATGCTAGAGGAGAACAATCAGTACAAAAGTATAAGGATGAGTTATCTATAAATGGTGATTTGTCCTATTTAAATTTAGATTGGACACCTGTGCCTATTATATCTAAATTTGTAGATATAGTTGTTAATGGTATCGCTGAAAGACTATATGATATAAAAGCATATTCACAAGATCCATTTGGTGTTGTTAAAAGAACTGAATACATGAAGGCTATTCAGAATGATATGGCTATGCAAGAGTTTGATACCTTCGTTCAGCAAAATTTCTATATAAACACAAAAGAAAGTAAAGTAGAATCTTTACCTGCTACTGAAGAGGAGTTGGGATTACATATGCAATTAGATTATAAGCAAGCTATAGAAATAGCCGAAGAACAAGCTATAAACATGTTAATGCGTGGAAATCAATATGATTTAATAAAAAGAAGATTTTATCATGATTTAGTTGTTTGCGGTATTGGGGCCGTTAAAACCACGTTTAACACATCTGAAGGCGTTGTTATAGATTACGTTGATCCGGCTAATTTAGTTTACTCTTATACAGAATCACCTTTCTTTGACGATATATATTATGTGGGTGAAGTAAAAACAATACCTGTAAATGAATTAAAAAAGCAGTTTCCATTTTTAACAAACGTAGACCTAGAAGAGATTACATCAAAAAGTTCCCATACCAAATATAGTGGATATAATGGTGTTAATACTAACATGGAGGCTGACGAAAACAAAGTTGACATAATGTATTTTAACTATAAAACTTATATGAATGAAGTTTATAAAGTTAAAAAAATGGGAAGTGGTAATGATAAAGCTATAGCTAAAGATGATAAATTACCAGAAAACGAAAGATATGAAAAACTGTCTAGAAATTTAGAGTGTTTATATGAAGGTGCTTACGTGTTAGGTACTGATAAGTTGTTGAAGTGGGAAAAAGCTAGGAATATGATGAGACCTAAAAGTGATTACACTAAGGTTAAAATGAATTACGCTATAGTTGCACCTAGAATGTACGAGGGTAGAATCGACTCGTTGGTTAATCGTATCACAGGTTTTGCTGATATGATTCAATTGACACATTTAAAAATACAACAAGTGTTATCAAGAATGACTCCTGATGGTATATTTGTTGACGTTGATGGTTTAGCTGAAGTTGATTTAGGTAATGGTACAAACTATAATCCACAAGAAGCTTTAAACATGTTCTTTCAAACAGGTAGTATAGTTGGTAGATCATTCACTGCTGAGGGTGATGGTAACCCAGGTAAAATACCGATACAAGAACTAAATAACGGGCAGGCTTCTGGTGCTAAAATGCAAAGTTTAATACAGACTTATAATTATTATCTACAAATGATAAGAGATGTGACTGGATTAAACGAAGCCACAGATGGTTCTACACCAGCAGAAAGATCTTTGGTTGGTGTGCAAAAAATGGCGGCAGCAAATAGTAACACAGCTACAAGACATATACTTAATAGTGGTATGTTTTTAACAGCTGAAATAGCTGAGCAATTATCTCTCAGAATATCTGATATTATAGAATATTCTCCAACTAAAAACGCTTTTATAGAATCTATAGGTGCTCATAATGTAGCTACACTTCAAGAAATGTCAAATTTACATTTATATGACTTTGGTATATTTTTAGAATTAGAACCAGATGAAGAAGAAAAAGCTATGTTAGAAAACAATATAGGTGGCGCACTTAGTCAAGGTAGTATTGAATTAGAAGACGCTATAGATTTAAGAGCTATTAAAAATGTTAAACTAGCGAATCAATTATTAAAAATAAGGCGTAAAAGAAAGGGTGAAGAAGATCAACAGAGACAGTTAGAACAAACCGCAGCGCAGGGAGAGGCTCAAGCTAAAGCAGCTGAAGCAGCTTCAGAAGCTGAGATTAAGAAAAATAGATCTATGGTTGAAACACAAAAGCAGTTAGAACAATTAAAGATAGATGGTAAAGCACAAGCTTTAGATCAAGAGGCTTCAATCAAAGAAAGATTAATGCAGTTAGAGTTTCAATACGCTATGCAATTAAAACAATTAGAATCTAAAACAAAAACAGAGACACAATTATTAGCTGAAAATCGTAAAGACGAAAGAGCTAGAATGCAAGCTTCTCAACAATCAGCGATGATTGATCAAAAAGAAAATGGAAAACCTTCTCAAAACTTTGAATCTACAAACAACAGATTAGGAGGTTTTGATGTGGGTATGTAAATTTATTAACTATTATTATATTATATTATGGCAAAAAAGAAAAAAGAAGAGCCAATCGCAGACGACTCGGTTGGTCAAATAAAAGTAAAAGAAAAACAAGAGGAACAACCAGTAGATAGTAAAACAGAAGAAAATATTACTAAGGTTAAAGAAAAAATAAAACCTCAAGTTGTAGAAGAAACTATTACAAAAGTTGATTTAAACAAACCTGTTGAAACTGACAAGAAAGAAGAAGTGAAAGCAGAAAGCGTTACTGAAGAAGTAAAGGTAGAAGAGACTAAAGAGGTGGAGCAAAAACCTGTAGTAGAAGAAATTACAAATGAAGAGGTTGTTGAAAAAGCGGAAGAGGTAGCAGTTGCCGCTGAGAAAGCAATTGTTGAAAATTTAGAAACAGGAAAACCATTACCAGAAAATGTTCAAAAATTGATGAACTTTATGGAAGAAACTGGTGGTGATTTAAATGATTACGTAAAATTAAATCAAGATTACAGTAAAATGGATAATCAAGATTTGTTATATGAGTATTACAAGCAAACAAAACCTCATCTAAACGCAGAAGAAATTAACTTTATCATGGAAGATCAGTTTTCATACGACGAAGAAGAAGACAGTGATAAAGAAATAAGAAGAAAAAAACTAGCTTTGAAGGAGCACGTTGCTCAAGCAAAGCAACACTTGGACAGTGCAAAGTCTAAATACTATGAAGATATCAAAGCTGGAAGCAAGCTTACTACTGAGCAGCAACAAGCTATTGATTACTTCAACAAACACTCGAAAGAAGCAGAAGAGACTCAACGTTACGAAAAAGAAGCTAAATCAAATTTTTTAAATAGAACTAATAAGTTCTTTGGTGATCAATTCAAAGGTTTTGAATTTGATGCTGGTGAAAAGAAATTTAGATTCAATGTTAATGACGTTGATAAAGTAAAAGATACCCAAAGTGACATTAATAATTTTATCGGAAAGTTTCTTGATAAAGATGGGCACATGGCTAACGAAGCTGGTTATCATAAAGCTTTATATGCTGCAATGAATCCTGATGCAATTGCTAATCATTTTTATGAGCAAGGAAGAGCTGATGCTTTAAAACAAAGTATTGACGAATCTAAGAATATAAACATGGAGCCAAGACAAGAGTTAAATAGTAATTTTAACAGTGGAGGTGTTAAAGCAAGAGTATTGGGAGACAATACTGCTGATTTCAAATTTAAAATTAAAAACAAAAAATAACAATTTAAAAATTATTAATTATGGCAATTACAGGTGGTGGTAGTTTAAATAGTATTCCTGCAGCAACGCAGCAAACACTAGTTACAAACTACCTAGACTTCAACACAGACATGGGTTGGGCTCAACAATATTTACCAGATCTTATGGAGAAAGAAGCTGAAATTTATGGTCCTAGGACTATTTCAGGTTTTCTTTCGCAAGTAGGAGCTGAAGAAGCGATGACTGCTGATCAAGTTATTTGGTCTGAGCAAGGTCGTTTACATTTATCTTACAAATGTGATATCGATACTAATGACATTATCACTATTCAGCAAGATATTGATGGTAATACAATGACAACTAACGCTGTTAGATTAAACGATACTGTTATCGTAGCTGCTCCAACTGGAGTTTATAAAGGCTTAGTAACAGCTATCTCTGGTCAAAACATTACTGTTAAAACTTATGATGCAACAACAATTCCAACTTCTGGAAACACTGCTGACTATGCAACTACTCTTTTAGTTTATGGTTCTGAGTACGCGAAAGGTGTTGGTTATAATCAAAAAGGTGGTACACACTCTGATACTAGAGGTGCTAACGAGCCTCAGTTCAAAACTTTTAGCAACAAACCAATTATAATGAAAGATTACTACGAAGTATCAGGTTCTGATACAGCTAGAATCGGTTGGGTTGAAACTACTGGTGAGAGCGGTCAATCAGGTTACTTATGGTACTTAAAAGCTGAAGCTGACACAAGAGCACGTTTTACTGATTACTTAGAAATGGCAATGTTAGAAGGTGAGATTGATCGTCTTGACGCTGCTGGTAACGTAATTGAGGACTTCTTATATGGTGCTGATGGTACTAACACTGTTGGTACTGAAGGTTTATTCGCTGCTATTACAGCTAGAGGTAATATTACTTCTGGTGTTACTGGTGTTAACGCTGCTACTGATTTAGCTGAGTTTGACGCTATTTTAGCAGAGTTTGATAAGCAAGGTGCTATTGAAGAAAACATGATGTTTGTAAACAGAGCTACTTCGTTAGC